TGCGGTGCCATACGGAAGTCCCCGGATTGCCCGCTCATCGTTCGTCGTCGCACCACGACCGTCACGCCCGACGATGACTTCAAGGGCGCTGGAGACCTCCAGATCGCCAAAGGCGCGGCGTCTAAGCTCGCTGAGATGCATAACTTCTTGCCCTGCGTCGAGTGCAAGGCGCTCTCCAGCGTCACGCTGTCGTCGCTCCTCGCCCCCAACAAAGCGGTCCTTTCGGCGTGGCGTCAGGCGCGCGGGCAGGCCAACCGCGCGTCTGACCGGGAGGGGGGTTTTCCGCACGTGCCCATCGTGGCGTTCGCCATCAAGCGCGTCGGCATCGCCATTGTTACCGAGAGCGGAGTTTGGGATCGCCTGTACACGCCGCAGGAGGAATGTGGCGTGCGGTGCATCGTCGCGGCATACTACATGTCCTTCCCGGACGTGTATATGTACTCGACGCTCGCCGTCTGCGAGGTTCCCAAGTGAGGTACGGCGTCGTCATCTGCGACCCCCCGATCTCGTACTACGGCAGCACCCACGGCATGGGCGACGTCGGCAAGGAGTACGAGACGATGTCGGACGGAAGCCTCCTCGACCTCGGCCCCGCCATCGGTGGCGTGATGGCATCCCGATCCGTCATGCTCCTGTGGGCGACCTCGCCCCGGCTGGACTACCGGGGCGTTGCGTTTACGTGGGTCAAGACGAGGAAGGACGGCATCACGCCCATCGGTGCTCAGGGCGTCCGCCCCTCCATCGTTAAGCCCACTTGCGAGTTCGTGCTGGCGGGTTCGCCTATTCCCAAAGGTAGGCCCCTCAAGCTCCGCGATGAGTCCGTCCGCCACGTCATCCTGCACCCCCGCACGGGTCACTCGATCAAGCCGGACGCCGTCCACGAGGCGGTCGAGTCGATGTACCCCGATGCCGCCAAGCTGGAGATGTTCGCCCGCAGGCCCCGCCCCGGCTGGACCTGCATCGGCAACGAGATGCCCGGCGAGCGGGACATCCGGAACGACCTCAGGCGGATTGCCCTTGCGTAACCGACCCCCAATTCGCTACAGTGCCCGCTGTGGCCAAGATGTTAGTGCGCATTCCGTCCCGCCCGAAGCTCGCCAACCTCAAGCTGCGCGCGTTGAGGAAGGCGTCCAGAATGCTGTTCACCCACGGCTGGGCGTACTTCCTGCGCCGTGGCTACTCCATGGACGACGTGGTGGAATTCATCAACGTCCCCCGCGTGCAGGTCGAGCTGACCAACCTCATCGCCGAGTACGGCGAGCACGAGGAGATGCTGTCCAAGGCTCGGTTTACGACCCTGCAACAACTGGCCGAGAGAGCCGACAGCGCGGTCAGGGTGATGGTCACGGCCCTCAAGGGGCCGCAGTACGGGTATGAGTCCACCGAGCACGGAACCGCCATCGCCAGGGACGAGGCGGGCAATCCGATCATCCTGTCCCCCGAGCCCACCCCCATCCAGCTCAAGGCGGCGATGGAGACCCTGCGGCTCCTGGGCATACGCCCCGAGCCCGTCATGTCCGCCCGCGTGGACATGCCGGACAAGCCGTCCAAGCCCGTCGACGCCAAGATCATCGAGCAGGCCATGACCATCGAGGGGGACGCGTCCGAGCAGGCCATGAGCCGCGAGCGGGTCTTGGCGACCGTCGGTGCCAAGATCAAGGAGCTAACGTGCCATGTCACGCCGCAAAAGTAAATCGCCTGATGGCGTCAGCGCGGAGCAGCAGCGCATGATCGACCTCCTCGTCGCTGACGCGGAGCACGGGAACCGGGGGTTTCTTGACGGCCTGTCGGAGCGCGAGAGGTCCCTTGCGGTCTCCCTGCTCGCCCAGTACGTCGCGGACACCGAGGCGGGGCGCAAGCTGCTCGATGCGGTGTGGGAGATCGACTACCGACAGCGCCCCGTGGACATCGAGACGTTCATCACCAGCCCCGAGTACATGGGCGAGGCGACGAAGACCCTAAGCCCGGCGTGGATGGGCGTCCTAAAGGAGGTCCGCGCACCCAACTCCCGAATATTCGAGATTATTTTCGGGGGGTCGCTCGGCACGGGCAAGAGCTTTGTCGGCATGCTTCTTCAGTGCTACGACGTTTACCGCTTGTCGTGCCTCAAAAACCCGCAGGGCTTCTACGGCCTAGGCCCCAAATCGGTCATCGGTTTCGGGCTCTACTCGCTGACGATGACGCAGGCGAAGAACGCCTGCTTCGTGTACCTCCGGAACTTCATAGACCAGTGCCCGTACTTCCGCGAGCGGTACCCCCGCGACCTCCGAATCGAATCTGAGATACGGTTCAGGGACGACCCGACCGTCCGCGTGGTCTCCGGCTCGCAGTCCGCCCACGTCATCGGCCTCAACGTGTTCTCGTTCGCGGTCGACGAGGCGAACTTCCTGAAGTCCAAGATGGACCCGGAGACCCAGCGCATGGTCGGTCAGGCGTACGACCTCTACGACGCCACCCGGGACCGGCTCGCCAGCCGCTTCCTTCGCAACGGTCGAATCCCCGGGACGGCGCTGCTGATGTCGTCCGACACCAACACGTCGTTCACCAAGACGAGGCTCCGGGAACTGACGGGCCTCGCCAACGTCGAGGACGTTCGCGGGCCGATCACGCGGCCCGGCGGCGAGTACCCCACCGCGTACTACGCGGGGTTCTCGCTGTGGGACGTCTACCCCCAGCGGTACAGGGACTTCCCCAGCAAGTACTTCGTGGTGGAGGTCGGCGACGCGTCCAACCAGACCATCGTTTTGCCCCCCAACACCGAGTCCGTCCGCCGCGACGTGCGCACCGTCAAGGTGCCGATGTTCCACTACGAGGACTTCAGGGTCGACCCCGACCGACGGCTGCGCAACCTCGCGGGCGTGTCCACCGACGCGATCAACCCGTTCATCCGAGACGTGCGCTCGATCCTCGACGCCGTCTCGCAGACCCGGCAAAACCCGTTCGCCAAGGGCGAGTACCCCATCTGCGACGGCACCACCATCGACCTGTGCGAGGAGTTCATGCTGGAGACCGCGTGCGTCGTGGAGCACGGCAACTGGGTGCCCCGCCTGTACCCCAACGCCCCCCGGTACCTCCACCTCGACCTCTCGACCAGCGGCGACGTCACGGGCCTCGGCATGGGGTTCCACGACGGGTACCGCTCCGTGCGCCGGAAGCGGATGGACGGGACCGTCGTGTCCAGCTCCCTGCCCATCATCCAGATGGACCTTCTCATCGGCTGCTACGCCGAGCCAAACACCTACATCGACTTCCCGAAGATTCTCTCGTTCATCACGTTCCTGAGCCAGTTCTACCCCATCGCGGTGGTCACGACGGACGGATTCGAGGGCCACATGATGCGGCAGATGATCCGCAACGCGGGCATCGAGGCCGACGTTCAGTCCGTGGACCGGACGACCGACCCCTACGCCGCGATGCGCGTGGCCCTGCACGACCGCCGCCTCATCCTCCCCCACACGGGGTACGACGCGAGGCTCCAGAGGTACGACCACGGGACGTTCCACCGAGAGGCCAGCCACCTGTACCTCGACCCCGACGAGAAGAAGGTTGACCACCCGCAGAAGAACCCGGACGGGACCAAGGGATCGAAGGACCAGGCCGACGCGGTTGCCGCGATTGTCTACAGGATCACTGAGGCGCTGGGCGACTCCAAGCGAATCACCGCAGCGGACACCACCCAGCCCACCACCCGGCAGGAGGCGCTCGCCCACAACGCGAAGGGCAAGTGGGAGCACCTTCTCAGGAACGTCGGGCGATAGGCCCTTGTGATCGCCCGTCGTGCCCGCGTATGATGGTCTGACCATGGCGACGCGCGAAGACGACTACGGGGACCAGTACAGCCAGTTCGTCCCCGACGAGGGGGGGCAGGTCGCCCCCGCGCAGCGGCCCGCCACGTCGTCCATCTTGAACCTCTGGGGATTGTTCGGTCGCCGGACGGCCACGTTCAAGCGGCAGCAGGGGGACCCGGAGGCCAACGGCGGCATCAACGAGATGATTAAGGAGGCCACAGCGCTCCCGCTCGGTCGCCCCAAGATGTACGAGCTGTACAACCAGATGTACCAGCACCCAACCATCTCCGGGTACGTCGACGCCATGGCGGAGGAGGCCACCCCGCACGACGAGAAGACCAACAGGGTCGTCACCGCCAAGTCGGTCAACCCCGAGGTGCTCGCCGAGGTGTCCGCCTGCCTCGAAACCATGGGCGTCGAGGACTCCGTCGAGCAGGACGTCCGCAGCGTGTTCACGTACGGCGACCATTACAAGCGGCTCTACACGACGTCATCGCACGGGGTCACCGGCACCCACCGCCTCGTGCCCCTCAACGTCGACCGCGTCGAGGACCAGCACAGCAGGCTCGTGGGGTTCCGCGTCGCCAACGCCGAGTTCGGTCGGGAGGTTGGAAAGAACAAGAACCTTTCCTTCCCGTGGGACGTCATCCACTGGCGCATGCCCCCGCGATACGACTTTCAGAGCACGGTCAACGACAAGTACGGCGTCTCCGGCTCCGGCATATACGGGATGCAGCGAGGGTACCGCTGCCTCGTGCTGTCCGAGGACCGCGTCCTGCGCCAGCGGCTCGGTCGAACGGGCGGTCGGCGGCTGTGGCGCATACCCGTCCCCAGCGACCTATCCGAGGGTGAGCAGGCGGATTTCGTGACGCGGGTGAAGGACCGCTTTCGGCAGGCGGTCAACATCAACGCGGGCACCGCGATGTACACCAAGTTCAACCCGATCTCCGACCTGGAGGACATCTACTGGCCCGTGCCGGACGGCGCGCAGGGCCCGCAGGTCGAGCTCCTCCCCGAGGGCAACTTCGAGGCGTCCCTCGCCGACGTGGAGTATTTCCGAAACCTGATCTACTCGGCGGGCAAGATCAACAAGGCATACTTCGGCCTCGACGACGCCGGGTACGACCCGACCAAGACGCTATCGCAGCAGGACCTCCGCGTCGCCCGACTCGCGCGGAAGATTCGCAAGGTCTACCTGATCGGGCTGAAGACCGCCGTGGACATCCACCTCACGCTCCGCTACTCGCAGGCGGGCGCGTCGCTCACCCCCGAGCAGGCGTGCGCCCTCTACCGCTTCCACGTCCCCAAGATGGGGGCGCTGGAGGAGCTGGAGCGGCTG